GTCCTGGAATTCCTACGCAAGTTGATGGAAGAGATTGACGAAAATGACTGGTCTCAAAACGTTTTAATTACATTGATCAGTGATGCTGGAACAAGAACATTTAGTGTCGAAGCAGGTGGGAGCCAAGAAAGCCTCCGAACGATCACAGCAGAATTTAGCGGATAAGTTAAAAGCTTCTGGTATCAAGTTGCCTCTCTACCCGACACCACAAATCATCGAGAGAGCTAGAACAGTGATGGGTTCTATTGATTATGACCCTACCTCTGATCCTGTACAGCAAGTACTTGTTGATGCAACTAGTGTTCCGTCTGTAGAGATTAATCCTCTACAAGAACACTGGCATGGTAACGTTTTTGTAGCACCCAAAGGTGCTGTCAGAACTACTCGGATCTGGCTGAATAAAACAATTGATGAGTATCGTAATCATCACATTGATAGCTTTGTATTTTTTACTAATGCAAGTGAAATCATGCGAGCAGGTCCTGCTCTACTTGATTATCCTTTCTGTATTCCGTTTAAACGAGTTAAGCAGTTAAGAGCTACTGCATCTGGGTTCGAACCTATCTGCCCCTCTGCGTGGAATATCCTTGTCTATGGACCTCCTGTCGAGGTAGCTGTTAGTGCAATTGATAAAGTCACTTTGTTCTACAACACCTTCCGTGACATCGGACGTGTCTGTCTTAATGAGTTTGCAGGAGATTCTTGGCAACGAGATCTTGATTACTACAACGAGACCCGAGGGAATGTTTAATGTCAAAGCATCTCTCTCCAGACGTATTTTTTGATCTGCCTTCCGGTAACCGTGTCCACCCTTGGCGACTTATCCATCGTGATGGAACCATCATGTGGAAGCACGCCTTGTGGCATCCAAATGGTTACACCTATATACCTAGTGAGCAATCACACGAAGCGCATATTATTAAGACGGCACAGCGTTTGGAAGAGCTGAACTGTTGGGCATCACAAGGTCTTGAACCTTGGGAGTTCTTGCAACCCACTAACTGGTATTGCATTGACCATGAGTTGGAACCATTCCAAAAAGGATATGCTTGCATCTTTAAACACACTTCTATTGGCAATGCCTTGATACTAAAAACCCTTGCACCACACATTCAAGATCACGAAGAACTTAAAGAGTGCGAGCAAGGTCTTTACTTCCAGCGTTGTTAGCCGGCTAACGCCGGCCATTAGTTTATTCGAATTCGTAAAATTTACTGATTAAACGATCCAAATACCAGCGTGCTTTCTTTGCATCTTCTGCTGGATTGTCTTTGTTCCAAATTCTCAACAGGTACTTCAACGCCTGTGCTTGAAGCATACCTTGAGTTGGTGTGGGTGCATCTTGAATTGCATCTTCAATTACATCGATTGCTTCTAAGCGTCCCCGTGTGTAATGTGATGGATGATTGACTCGATCTCCTTGGAATGACGATTCAATACTATCTCTAAACTTCTCATCCCAATCATTAAACATATTAAATTGATTTTTGAATTCCTTGTAATCCATATGCCTCATTATCTAGCAGACTCTCTTACTATAGATACGACAGTATAAATATGCGAGATATGCCCGCGTTTAAATCTGACCCTACATTTATTCCAAATAAAGAAAAATACTTTATGGGAATAGCAAAGCAAGTTGCTGAAGCATCTAACCATCCAATAGCAAATGGTGGTTGCATTATTGTTCGTGATCGTGAGATAGTTGGTGATGGGAGGAGTTGCTTGGCTGAGTGCAAAGTTGAAATCGACTGTGTCACATACGCTATTGCTACTGCTTGCAAACGTGGAACACCTATCACAGGAGCTGTTGTATATACCACCCGTTACCCATACTCTGCATCTATTTTTCAGTTGTATTTGATGGGTATCAAAAAAGTTGTCGTCCTGGCTCACGAGTGGGAGCCTTACTATAAGGATGAATTTAGACGTGCAGCACGACTAGCACGCGAACTAACCATATCTATTGAACCAATATTTGAAGACGAAGATGAAAGATTCTCAACAAACAACCAAGCGCCACGCTTCGACGACCGCGAAGCTCAGTTCGAAAACAAAGACCTCTATACGCATAGCCCGGCAACAGAAGATGGTATCAGCCCTGAAACATATGACGAACAAATCAATGACTCAAACGACCCTACTATTTGACCTTGAATCCACTGGCCTATTGCGCCGTGGTAGCCAGCTTCATTGCATTGTTGCTCGTGATACTAATGCAATTGATGAGCCTATCGTGTGGGACGCACCACGCGGCAACCTAGATGAGGGTGTTGAGCAACTCAAGCGTGCTGACATTCTTATCGGACATAACATTGCAGGCTTTGATGTTCCACTTATCAAAGAACTGTATGACTTCGAACCGCAGGGCGTCATCATCGATACCTTGGTTTTATCACGTCTGTTCTATCCACACATTGCAGACCGTGACTTCGAACGTCGCCCGCTCGGTATGCCACAAAAACTCTATGGCCGTCATAGCCTAGAGGCATGGGGCTACCGGCTCAAGTGCTTCAAAGGTGACTTTGGTAAGCACGAGGCTGCTTGGGATGTTTATACACCTGAGATGCTTGACTACTGTATTCAAGATACAGAAGTAACTGTAAAACTATATGAGCTAATGCTCCGGAGAATGAATGACTATGCCTAAAAAAGATGCACCATTGACTATTAAAGAAGTTGTTGAGGCTTCTGATATCTTCTTTCCACTCTTTAATGAAGTCTCTTCTCGTATGCCAAAAGGCGCTCAAGTAGAAGACACACTTAAGGTAATGGAGAGCGTTGCTAAATTGGCACAAAAAGAACGCGCCAAGAAACGCGAAGAAAAGACTAAAGAAAAATTTGGGTTTAACAAAAATGCTTGACTGTGTAAATCTTGAGATGCGTATGGCTGAGATTATGGCTCAGCAAGAAGCCTCTGGTTTTAGGTTTGATGTAGCTGCTGCAGAGCGTGTCCGTGCTGAGCTTAATCAAGAAGTAACAGACTTACAATCTAAAATTCAGACACGTTTTATTTACGTGCCTGGCAAAGTCTTCACTCCTAAACGTAAGAATGGCACAAAAGGACATGTTGCAGGCGCACCATTTACCAAGCTGCTTGACTTCAATCCCACTAGTCGTCAGCACATTGCTTGGGCACTGCAGAACTTCAGGCAAGCACGCTTCACCAAGCTGACTGCCAGTGGTAAGCCACAGGTTGATGAGGCTGCACTATCTGAGCTACGTGACATTGCACTGCAACAGGGCAAAGAACTCCTGCATGAAGAGTGCGAGATGTTTATCCGCTTACTGACACTGCAGAAGTGGCTAGGTCAGCTATCTGAGGGTGCTAACTCTTGGTTCAATACCATTGAGCAGGATGGCTGTATCCATCACAGCTGCAGTCTTGCCACACAAACTGGACGAAATGCGCATCGGGGTCCCAACTTGGGGCAAGTTGTCTCTGCACCGTGGGCACGACAACTATTCATTCCACATAGCGGTCATGTCATGGTGGGGGCTGACTTAGAAGGCCTCGAACTTCGAGCGCTAGGGCACTACTTATCCGTATTCGATGAGGGAGGCTTCGCTGATGTTGTCGTCAATGGTGACATTCACCAGCAGAATGCTGACCGTGTTGGATGTACACGTAAAGAGGTCAAGACTATCACGTATGCGTTTATATATGGCGCTGGAGATGTGAAGCTAGGGCATAGTCTTCACCCTGAATACTCTGACGGTCAGAAGAAACAACTAGGGCAGGAGTTGCGTCGTAAATTCCTTGACGCTATCCCAGGTCTTGAACCACTAATTGATGCAGTCAAACAGAAGGTTCGCTCTACTGGACGACTGCGTGGATTAGACGGTAGGCCCATCTTCTGTAAGGCAGAACATGCTGCATTAAACTACCTTTTGCAAAGCTGTGGCGCGATTCTCAGTAAGAGATTCGTAGTTGTTGGACAAGATTTACTAGACCAAGCAGGTCTTGTGTATGACCACGACTACACCCGCTGTGCCTACGTGCATGATGAAGTACAACTCTCAGTCATACCCCAAGAAGTTGATAGGGTAAAAGAGCTTCTAATAAATGCTGCGCCTATTGCTGGTCAGTATTATAAGTTCCGTGTTCCTATCACTGCTGCCGCAGACAGTGGCCCTAACTGGGCAGCAACTCATTAGATATAATATTATCTATGAATGAAAAGCTAGTTACCCTTGCGT